TTGCTTGACAGCTTCACCGAAAAAATGGCGCGAAATTTTCATTTCGAATATGGAACAGCGCGCGCCTGGGGATCTTTTGGCTATGCTATTGGCGCGTTCTTTGCCGGCATATTTTTTAGTATCAGTCCCCATATCAACTTCTGGTTGGTCTCGCTATTTGGCGCTGTATTTATGATGATCAACATGTGTTTTAAAGATAAGGATCACCAGTGCGTAGCGGCGGATGCGGGAGGGGTAAAAAAAGAGGATTTTATCGCAGTTTTCAAGGATCGAAACTTCTGGGTTTTCGTCATATTTATTGTGGGGACGTGGTCTTTCTATAACATTTTTGATCAACAACTTTTTCCTGTCTTTTATGCAGGTTTATTCGAATCACACGATGTAGGAACGCGCCTGTATGGTTATCTCAACTCATTCCAGGTGGTACTCGAAGCGCTATGCATGGCGATTATTCCTTTCTTTGTGAATCGGGTAGGGCCAAAAAATGCATTACTTATCGGTGTTGTGATTATGGCGTTGCGTATCCTTTCCTGCGCGCTGTTCGTTAACCCCTGGATTATTTCATTAGTGAAGCTGTTACATGCTATTGAGGTTCCACTTTGTGTCATATCCGTCTTCAAATACAGCGTGGCAAATTTTGATAAGCGCCTGTCGTCGACGATCTTTCTGATTGGTTTTCAAATTGCCAGTTCGCTTGGGATTGTGCTGCTTTCAACGCCGACTGGGATACTCTTTGACCACGCAGGCTACCAGACAGTTTTCTTCGCAATTTCGGGTATTGTCTGCCTGATGTTGCTATTTGGCATTTTCTTCTTGAGTAAAAAACGCGAGCAAATAGTTATGGAAACGCCTGTACCTTCAGCAATATAGACGTAAACTTTTTCCGGTTGTTGTCGATAGCTCTATATCCCTCAACCGGAAAATAATAATAGTAAAATGCTTAGCCCTGCTAATAATCGCCTAATCCAAACGCCTCATTCATGTTCTGGTACAGTCGCTCAAATGTACTTCAGATGCGCGGTTCGCTGATTTCCAGGACATTGTCGTCATTCAGTGACCTGTCCCGTGTATCACGGTCCTGCGAATTCATCAAGGAATGCATTGCGGAGTGAAGTATCGAGTCACGCCATATTTCGCTATCAGGATTCTGTGTGATGGTTACATCGCCCGGCCCAGGGCTGTTTAGTCATCAGCGCTTTCTGACAGTGCTGAGATTTCAACCTGTTGCAGTAAAAATGAGTAGATATAAGGCAAGTGTGCTGCCAAACCCATCTTTTACGGGGTGAAGGTAGATTTCGTTTGAAGGGTATCTGGTGTCCCCTGCAGACATCTACTTGAGGTTGCAGGGGATTGATTGGAATGGTGTTTTTTAGATGTGAAAAATATTTTACCCGCTATTTTACCCATTGGCGCGGCTTAAGAGCTTATTTTTGAATTCACAATGGTCACGATATAACCATCTTGCTCGCCCGTGGATAACTTTGGCTTTTGGCAGGTCGCCGGACTTAATCCGGTCGTAGATGAAGGTTTTACCGAAGCCAGTATCGGCCATGATGAATTTCAAATCAACCAGTGAATCAGGCTGTAGTTCGTGTTGCATGAGTGCTATCTCCGAATAGGGAATCGAACCTGCAAATCAGGCAATAAAAAACCGCATTGATGCGGCGATGGTAGGTCTTGATATCTTGAGAAATGAACAGGCCTCATCGAGTGTGAGGCGGGTTAGTCCTTGCGTAGCTCGCTGATTCTTCTGTAAGTCTCTGGTGCTTTGTTCCCGTACGTCTTCATTTCAGACTTCAACAGAGCAACGAGTGAATCCCATTCGTTGAGGATTCCTTTGAATGCCGGAACGCGCTTTGCAACCTTGTCGAATGAATCTCTGATTTCTGGAATCTGCTCAACAAGTGCAACGCATCGCCGAAAGTCTGCTGCGTCATGGGGAGCGCCGAAGTGATGACCATAGATATTCTTTTTCAGGCCACATGCGATTGAGGCAAGAGTTGCGCTACTGATGCCGACATCGCCAGTTGATTGCCATTTCAAAACCTTCATAGCCAAATCTGACATTTCTTGTCTCCATAAAACAAAACTCGCCGTAGCGAGCTCAGATAAAAGAAATCCCCGCGAGTGCGAGGATTGTTATGTAATATTTGGTTTAATCATCTATATGTTTTGTACAGAGAGGGCAAGTATCGTTTCCACCGTACTCGTGATAATAATTTTGCACGGTATCAGTCATTTCTCGCACATTGCAGAATGGGGATTTGTCTTCATTAGACTTATAAACCTTCATGGAATATTTGTATGCCGACTCTATATCTATACCTTCATCTACATAAACACCTTCGTGATGTCTGCATGGAGACAAGACACCGGATCTGCACAACATTGATAACGCCCAATCTTTTTGCTCAGACTCTAACTCATTGATACTCATTTATAAACTCCTTGCAATGTATGTCGTTTCAGCTAAACGGTATCAGCAATGTTTATGTAAAGAAACAGTAAGATAATACTCAACCCGATGTTTGAGTACGGTCATCATCTGACACTACAGACTCTGGCATCGCTGTGAAGACGACGCGAAATTCAGCATTTTCACAAGCGTTATCTTTTACAAAACCGATCTCACTCTCCTTTGATGCGAATGCCAGCGTCAGACATCATATGCAGATACTCACCTGCATCCTGAACCCATTGACCTCCAACCCCGTAATAGCGATGCGTAATGATGTCGATAGTTACTAACGGGTCTTGTTCGATTAACTGCCGCAGAAACTCTTCCAGGTCACCAGTGCAGTGCTTGATAACAGGAGTCTTCCCAGGATGGCGAACAACAAGAAACTGGTTTCCGTCTTCACGGACTTCGTTGCTTTCCAGTTTAGCAATACGCTTACTCCCATCCGAGATAACACCTTCGTAATACTCACGCTGCTCGTTGAGTTTTGATTTTGCTGTTTCAAGCTCAACACGCAGTTTCCCTACTGTTAGCGCAATATCCTCGTTCTCCTGGTCGCGAGATTTGATGTATTGCTGGTTTCTTTCCCGTTCATCCAGCAGCGCCTGCACTACTTCAGGGTTGAAAGCTGCGATATAACGAGCGTTGTTCTCTGCGTTGTTCTGTCCATCAAAGCCGGTCCATTTGATAACGTCTTCACATCGTTTATCACCAGGTGTATGCACCGCATATGTACCAGTACCAGACGAAATAAATGCGACCCATTCACCCTGTGTTGCCAGTTGCGCCGCTTCACGCAGTGCCTGATAGTCAATCTTGTTCATGTCACATCACCCTGAATCCGTTGCATTTACGTAAGAAATCGCAGATATAGCCCTTCATTTTTTCATGCCAATCTCGATCATTCCCATTGCACCAACCATCAGGTGGAGTCCAGTTTTCTATCAGAGCAGCCATTTTCTTTGCTTTCGCCGGAGTAGCTGTTGCGGTATCGCAGTAATGACGAGTGTCAACCAACGCATCCATACCATCGATATCAAGTACGCAAAACCATGTGTGATTCGGAATTCCTACAGGTGGTATTTGTTGCCCACGTCGACGTTTATCAATAAGATATACACTCACTGCTTGCCTCCTTTGCGCCACATCGCATTCAGATATTTGTTTTGATTCACTGAAGGAAAAGAATTTCTCTTAAGCAATTCCTCTCTCGATGGCATTGGCTTTACGCGTTGGCGAATAATCATTTCTGCCGGAAGAATGCCTGGATTGTATGCAAGTCCTCTCATGGTAAATTCCTCAGTCATTACTGATAGCGCCATAGCGTGAGCGGTAATTACGCAGGCGCGGGTCGATATATTCAGGGAAGTGGGTATATGTGGCTTTGCGGAATGGTCGGATTGATGTCTGGTAAATTCGCTCGCGTTCTTCTTTCTCTGCAAGCCATATACAGTGGCGAAATTCCTTTTCCTCTTTCGTTTCCTGCGGTAGCGACATTATCCGGTCGTAGTTTTTCCTGAATTTATCCAGCACCTCCGATACGGAATTGCCGGAACAGCGGCGCGGGTCATCCGCACCATACTGAGGCGCTGGCATGATTTTCTCCTGATTAAATTGCGTGAATAGCGTGACGAGGGAAGGGGAGAGTTACTGGCTCCTCGTCTGGGTAGATAGGTTTGTTATGTTTGTGCCACTCGACATGACATGACTTGCAGAGCCACATCACATCGGTTGGTTTGCTGTAGTCGCAGTGGTGCGCCTGTGGTTTACATTCTGATCCGCAGCACTCACATTGTGGTGGTCGGATTAGCTTACCGTCGCGCAAAAAATTACCCACGATGATGTGGGCTTTTCTTTTCCATGGGTTGCTCTGAATGAACCGCTTTTTGGCTGCGTTACACCGTTCTCTGCCGCGTTCCGATGATTGATATTCTCTCCTTGCTGATACTCGATGTGGCAATCCCGCGCGCTCTTTGTCGTATTCAGCCAGGCAAGCCCGGCAAGCGGCAGTTAATCCATCTCTGGATGCTCTTCTGATTTGAAAGTCCCTTTCTTCCTTCTGTTGATGGCATCTTGAGCAGATTTTCATATTCAGCTCCTAGAACGGAATATCCGAATCGTCGAAGTTCATAGGTGGTTCGCTGTGATTCCCCTGCTGCTGAGGTTGCTGTCTTTGTTGCTGACCGTTATTTCGCTGAGGTGAAGACTGTTCATTGCCTCCTTGCTTGCCACCAAGCATTTGCATGGTTCCACCAACGCCCACGATGACTTCGGTAGTGAACCGATCCTGTCCGCTTTGATCCTGCCATTTTCTTGTCCGCAATTTGCCTTCAAGATAAACCTCAGAGCCTTTTCGCAGATATTCGCTGGCAATTTCTGCCAGTTTCCCGCTCATTACCACACGGTGCCACTCCGTCTGCTCCTTTTGCTCTCCAGTTTGCTTATCACGCCATTGTTCTGACGTAGCAACTGTAAGGTTTGCAAATGCCGTTCCTGATGGTGAATATCTGATTTCTGGATCATGCCCAAGGCGACCAATAATGATCACCTTATTTACGCCTCTGCTTGCCATTTATGCCGCCTGTTTTAGCTCGTTAACTCTGATGTTCATTACCTGAACGCATTTAGCCTGCGCCTCCTCGTTGCCAGCCATTAATTGCCAGTCACGCTGATAACGCTCGATGAGTTTTTTCTTGTCAGTTTCTGTTGACGCATAATCGCTGAAGTCTTTCAGGATTTGTTCGCAGTCAACCGATGGAGATTTCTGGTTGGTATTTTCTGGTGATGGTTTGTTATCTGATGCTGGGATTGCCCATCCCGGCAGCGATGGAGGGAGCCAGTAAAATCCTGTTCCATCCTTCAGTTTTGCCCTGTGCCACCCCTGCTTTTTATCGAGAGATGTTTGTGCGAAACCTTCCTCAAGGTTATACAGATACCGACCGATTCCCCACTGAACGGCAGCGCGCTTCATTGCACCGGAACGACCACCTTTGACGGCTTCTACCTGCGTGTTTTCAGCAGCATCCCATTTGGTTACCCATTCGGAATCAATCTTTATTGATATGCCGCATTCAACGCCGCCGTTGTTGGGAATATCGCGGTATTCATTGCGCCATCCTGCTTTGCCGCAAACATCGTCCAGGCGCTTCATGATTGCCCGGTTCGTGACATAAGCCAGCACCATAGCCCACACCTTGCCATCGCGTGTTTTACCGCTTTGCTGTATTCGCCATTCGATATCTTCAGGGCTGAATGGCTCATCGAATTTATTCAAATCCATAATTCACCTCAGAATGGACACGACCCAAGGAAATAACGCTGATTTAATACTTCGACTCGGGACAAATTAAGGCATACCCGCATTCCTTCGCGGTCGCCATTATGGCGATACCAGAGAGCTTTCTGCGTGTACATGCGTCTCTGTAACTTGCTCTCCTTCACTGTGGTTGCAAGTGACATGAATATCTCCTTCGTTACCGATTAAATCTTTCATTTGACGAATGAATTCTTCGTCTGACCAGTTATCTGTAAAACTCATGGACGGCCTTGTTGTTTCAAAATATCCCAAAGCTTTTCGAGCAAACTTTTCATTCTTGGTTGTTTAAAGTCCGCTCCGGTTAAAATATTCTTTCGTGAATGCTGTACCGATAAAATCGGGTTGAAAGGGCGAACCGATGCCGCCCCTGCAATAGCGAACTGTTGCATAGGATGCTCCTTCTGTTTGATTGCATAACGAAAACGCCTCGAATGAAGCGTTATTGGTATGCATATAAAAAAGCCCTCACACTGGAGGGCAAAGAAGATTTCCAACAATCAGAACAAGTCTGCTCCTGTTTAATTACGAGCGACATTGCTCCGTGTATTCACTCGTTGGAATGAATACACAGTGCAGTGTTTATTCTGTTGTTTGTTCCAAAGTGAATTTAACCAGCAATAAACTCTTCTGGTAATTTATCAACCAGTTGATGGCTTATTATCAGCCATTTGCCATCCTTCGTTTCGTATGCATATTTCTGGTCTTTTATCATCATGTGTTCGGCTACTGCCTTAACTGCCTGTTCTGTGACATCTTCTTTTTTTCCTACCCACATTCCTTTTTCAGTGTTTAATGTTCCTTGAAAAATACGACCGCTTAATGGGCTTGCGCCCATGGTTTTAATTTTCATATAGCACCTTAAAAATAAAGGCCACCATCAGGCAGCCTTGTTGTAAATGTTGCAGGTATCAAGTAAGTAATTAGATGGAGCGCCATAAATTATGAATTCATCGTTTGTCGGGTCCATCTCCATCTCTTGGCCTATTGCCATTCTTGCGTCAGTGTCATCAGCTGCGAAGCATAAAACAGCCCACGCACCCATTGTTTTAAAAAGAACTGCAATTGGCTGTGGTTTTACTGAATTTGCGTTAGCGCGAAAATCATAAATCGCACTTTCATGAAATTCCATATATCACCCCTCATACAGTGGTTTGCTGCCTAATTTCATTTTCTGGCGACCAACACAAGTCAACCCCATTTCACTACGTGGCTTGCTGTACCATGTGCGCTGATTCTTGCGCTCAATACGTTGCAGGTTGCTTTCAATCTGTTCGTGGTATTCAGCCAGCACTGTAAGGTCTATCGGATTCAGTGCGCTTTCTACTCGTGATTTCGGTTTGCGATTCAGCGAGAGAATAGGGCGGTTAACTGGTTTTGCGCTTACCCCAACCAACAGGGGATTTGCTGCTTTCCATTGAGCCTGTTTCTCTGCGCGACGTTCGCGGCGGCGTGTTTGTGCATCCATTTTATTCTCCTTTGAGCAACTTCATCGCTTCATCAATACGTGATTGTGTCCCTGCGTTTGGCTCCACTTCTTGAATTCGGCGAGCGTCCTCAAGGAGTTTCGCAATCATTTCTTTAAGCGCTTCGTTATTCATGGTCATTCTCCTGTCAGTTAGCTTTGAGTAACGCGCCGTGATGCTTATCTCCACGGTTGCTGTCTTGCAGCTGCATTTCGCGCTACTCAAAGCCTTCTGCTTTGAATGCTGCCCTTCTTCAGGGCTTAATTTTTAAGAGCCTCACCTTCAATGGTGGTTAGTGCGTCCTGCTGATGTGCTTAGTATCACCGCTAGTGGTATCTGTGTCAACACCGCCAGAGATAATTTATCACCGCAGATGGTTATCTGTATGTTTTTTATATAGATTTATTTTTTTTGCAGGGGGGGCTTGGGAGGTGATCGAGAGATCTGAATTGCGATGTTTAGTGAGTTGTATCTATTAATTTTCAAATAAATACAATTGGTTATGTGTTATTGGTTGAAGGGGATCGTGAGGCAAAGAAAACCCGGCGCTGAGGCCGGGTTGTATATTATTTAATTTCTTTTTCCGGTAAATACATTGTCATTTGAACAGGTTTCTTTCCATAGTGTTGAGCAACTCGACTTCTTAGCTCATGCATGGTGTCGCATGTTTTTGCGACCCCAATAACCTCCCAGCACCTTGATACAAGCTGCCTTACACCTAGGTTCTCGGTTAACTGTCTATGCCAGTGAACTCCTGCCGCAGGCTTGTTTTCTTTAAGATATTTAGCCACATCTTCGTCAAGAGTGTCATAAATTAACTCTATAACTAATTTCCCCCACCATTTGGGCCTTGATTGCAATGGGGTACTCCATCCTGTCAATCTACCAAATTCTTCCCATAACTCATCAGGAAATGTTTTTTCCCATGCTCTTAGTTCCTCAGCGATGAACGCCCTGAGTTTTACTTGGAGAGCATCCTCTGCGCGCTCATACTGATACCCAGTAGCCTCATCAATTAGAGCATCTAACCCAGTCCTGGTTAAACCTGCTGTTAATACAGCACATTTAATTGCTATTTCTCGCTGTCTATCTGTCAATGGCGCGCCTTTGTATAGCGCCTGTACATAGCCGCGACAAATCAATTCAAATTGCTCAGTCTTAAGTCCTTGGCTCTTAAATTGGGTTCCTGGTATGGAAAACTCTATGAGTTCGGCCAGGACTAAGTCTTTGTCTATAAAGCCATTAAGTGAGCTAACGCCAATAAATTTAGCCAGGTCTCCTGACTCCGCATTGGCAATTGCTTTTACAGTTGCTCGCAAAGCTATAACACGATGTCCAGTGTCAAGCACATAGCAATCAATACTTTCACCACCTAAGTCGATCTTCCCCTTCCATTTTGCGAATGGGGATGGTAATTGCTGTAAATCATCATGTTCCATTAATTGAATTACCCTTTTTTGCTGCGTTGAATCATCCAAACGTCTCTTCAGGCCACTGGCTGGCGATAACTTTCCCCACAACGGAACAACTCTCATTGCATGGGATCATTGGGTACTGTGGGTTTAGTGGTTGTAAAAACACATGGCCGCTATCCCTGATCAGTTTCTTGAAGGTAAATTCATCACCACCAAGTCTGGCTATGCAGAAATCGCCTGGCTCAACAGCCTGCTCAGGGTCAACAAGAATTAACATCCCGTCAGGAAAGCTTGGCTTGGATCCTGTTGGCGCGGTCATGGAATTACCTTCAACCTCAAGCCAGAATGCAGAATCACTGGCTTTTTTGGTTGTGCTTATCCATCTCTCCGCATCACCTTTGGTAAAGGTTCTAAGCTCAGGCGAGAACATCCCGGCCTGAACATGAGAAAAAACAGGGTACTCATACTCACTTCTAAGTGACGGCTGCATACTAACCGCTTCATACATCTCGTAGATTTCTCTGGCGATTGAAGGGCTAAATTCTTCAACGCTAACGTTGAGAATTTTTGCAAGCAATGCGGCGTTATAAGCATTTAATGCATTGATGCCATTAAATAAAGCACCAACGCCTGACTGCCCCATCCCCATCTTGTCTGCGACAGATTCCTGGGATAAGCCAAGTTCATTTTTCTTTTTTTCATAAATAGCTTTAAGGCGACGTGCGTCCTCAAGCTGTTCTTGTGTTAATGGTTTCTTTTTTGCGCTCATACGTTAAATCTATCACCGCAAGGGATAAATATCTAACACCGTGCGTGTTGACTATTTTACCTCTAGCGGTGATAATGGTTGCATGTACTAAGGAGGTTGTATGGAACAACGCATAACTTTGAAAGATTATGCAATGCGCTTTGGGCAAACCAAGACAGCTAAAGATCTCGGTGTATATCAAAGCGCGATTAACAAGGCCATTCATGCAGGCCGGAATATTTTTTTAACTATAAACGCTGATGGAAGCGTTTATGCGGAAGAGGTAAAGCCCTTCCCGAGTAACAAAAAAACAACAGCATAAATAACCACGCTCTTACACATCCCAGCCCTGAAAAAGGGCATCAAATTAAACCACACCTATGGTGTATGCATTTATTTGCATACATTCAATCAATTGTTATCTAAGGAAATACTTACATATGGTTCGTGCAAACAAACGCAACGAGGCTCTACGAATCGAGAGTGCGTTGCTTAACAAAATCGCAATGCTTGGAACTGAGAAGACAGCGGAAGCTGTGGGAGTTGATAAGTCGCAGATCAGCAGGTGGAAGAGGGACTGGATTCCAAAGTTCTCAATGCTGCTTGCTGTTCTTGAATGGGGTGTCGTTGACGACGACATGGCTCGATTGGCACGACAAGTTGCAGCGATTCTCACCAATAAAAAACGCCCGGCGGCAACCGAGCGTTCTGAACAAATCCAGATGGAATTCTGAGGTCATTACTGGATCAATCCACAGGAGTCATTATGACAAAACAACTCAGTCCTTACCAGGACAAAATTCACAAACACATACTACGTGATCGCTTCCTGTCCAGCTTCAAGCAGCCTGGTCGATTCCGGGCTGAGTTGGAAAAAGTGAAGCTGATGCAGAAGGAGAAAGGTCATGAGTAACATATCTAATCTATCCAAACCGTATGCCTGTTGGTAGCGGTAACCAGTTGGCGAAGTGGAACGGTTGGAATTACTTCCACCGGAAGGAACCTTGCGATAACGGGAGCGAATAAATGCCGATTCAGCAACTTCCGCTTATGAAAGGTGTCGGCAAAGACTTTCGAAACGCCGACTATATCGACTATCTGCCAGTGAATATGTTGGCTACACCCAAAGAAATCCTGAACAGCAGCGGATATCTTCGCTCATTCCCGGGCATTGCCAAACGTTCTGATGTGAACGGAGTATCGCGAGGCGTCGAGTACAACATGGCGCAGAATGCTGTTTATCGCGTGTGTGGTGGCAAGCTGTACAAAGGAGAAAGTGAAGTCGGTGACGTCGCCGGAAGTGGTCGTGTATCAATGGCGCATGGTCGGACATCACAGGCGGTAGGTGTTAATGGTCAACTGGTCGAGTATCGCTATGATGGAACGGTTAAAACCGTCTCAAACTGGCCTACAGACAGCGGATTCACGCAGTATGAGTTAGGTTCTGTTCGTGACATTACGCGCTTACGCGGGCGTTATGCGTGGTCAAAAGACGGCACTGATTCATGGTTTATCACTGACCTTGAAGACGAATCGCATCCTGACAGATACAGTGCACAATATCGTGCCGAGTCTCAGCCTGACGGTATTATCGGCATCGGAACATGGCGAGACTTCATCGTCTGCTTTGGTTCATCGACGATTGAATATTTCTCCCTGACTGGTGCAACCACAGTTGGTGCTGCTTTGTATGTCGCACAGCCATCGCTGATGGTGCAAAAAGGCATCGCCGGGACTTACTGCAAAACGCCGTTTGCTGATTCCTATGCGTTTATCAGCAATCCGGCAACGGGTGCGCCGTCTGTATACATTATCGGCTCCGGTCAGGTGTCACCAATCGCCAGCGCGAGCATTGAGAAAATTCTCCGCTCCTACACTGCTGATGAACTGGCTGATGGTGTGATGGAGTCTCTGCGATTTGATGCGCATGAGCTGCTGATTATCCACCTTCCGCGCCATGTTCTCGTGTACGACGCATCTTCAAGCGCCAATGGTCCGCAATGGTGTGTGTTGAAAACTGGCTTGTATGACGATGTGTACCGCGCTATCGACTTCATTTACGAAGGCAATCAGATAACGTGCGGCGATAAGCTGGAATCGGTTACCGGCAAATTGCAGTTCGATATCAGCAGCCAGTACGACAAGCAACAGGAACACCTGCTGTTTACTCCACTGTTCAAAGCGGATAACGCCAGAGTTTTCGACCTTGAGGTTGAATCGTCAACTGGCGTTGCGCAGTATGCTGACCGCCTTTTTCTCTCTGCAACCACTGACGGCATCAATTACGGGCGTGAGCAGATGATTGAGCAGAATGAACCGTTCGTTTACGACAAACGCGTTTTGTGGAAGCGAGTAGGGCGCATCAGGAAAAATGTCGGCTTCAAATTGCGCGTTATCACGAAGTCACCTGTCACTCTGTCTGGCTGCCAGATAAGGATTGAGTAATGGCGGATTCGAATCTCAATGTGCCGGTAATCATCCAGGCTACGCGGCTCGACACATCAGTCCTTCCACGCAATATCTTCTCGCAGTCATATCTGCTGTACGTTATCGCACAGGGTACTGATGTTGGTAACGTGGCGAACAAGGCCAACGAGGCCGGACAGGGCGCTTATGATGCACAGGTCAGAAACGATGAGCAGGATGTGATTCTCGCTGACCATGAGCAGCGAATTTCTGCTGCGGAAGCAACGCTTGTTAATCATGAGGAGCGAATCAGCCAGGCAGAATCAACTCTTCAGGAACATGAAACACGAATAGCTCAGAATGAAAGCGATATTGCGTCGCTTGATACCAGAGTTCAGTCGCTGGAATCGCAGGTTTCAGACCATGAAACGCGCATCGATGCTCTGAAGTATGCCACTACTCGCAAGAAGTCAGAGGTTGTTTACTCTGGCGTATCTGTAACCATCCCGACAGCGCCGACCAACCTTGTTAGCCTACTGAAAACGCTCACGCCGTCATCCGGCACGTTGGCACCATTCTTCGACACCGTTAACAACAAGATGGTTGTGTTCAACGAGAACAAAACCTTGTTCTTCAAGCTGTCGATCGTCGGGACGTGGCCCAGCGGAACCGCAAACAGGTCAATGCAGCTAACATTTTCCGGTTCTGCTCCTGACACACTGGTAAGCAGTCGCAACTCGGCGACAACAACCGACAACATCCTGTTAGCTACGTTCTTCAGCGTGGATAAAGACGGCTTTCTTGCCACAAATGGCAGTACGTTAACCATTCAGTCAAATGGGGCGGCGTTTACTGCCACAACCATCAAAATCATTGCGGAGCAGTGATGATTCAGTTCAAACCAACGCGAAACATCGACCTGATCGAAGCGGTAGGAAATCACCCTGACATTATCGCCGGGAGCAACAACGGTGATGGATACGACTACAAACCTGATTGCCGTTACTTTGAGGTGAACGTGCACGGGCAGTTCGGCGGCATTGTTTACTATCAGGAGATTCAGCCGCTGACATTCGATTGCCACGCCATGTACCTGCCAGAGATTCGCGGCTTCAGCAAGGAAATCGGGCTGGCGTTCTGGCGATACATTCTGACTAACACCACCGTTCAGTGCGTCACATCGTTCGCCGCACGCAAATTCCGCCACGGGCAGATTTACTGCGCAATGATTGGCCTTAAGCGTGTAGGAACCATCAAGAAATACTTTAAAGGCGTGGATGACGTGACTTTTTACAGCGCCACACGCGAAGAACTAATCGACTTCCTGAATCACGGGAGATAGCCATGTTATATGCATTTAAGCTGGGCAGAAAACTGCGCGGCGAGGAACCTTATTGCCCTGAAAAGGGTGGGAAAGGTGGCAGTTCTGATAAAAGCGCAAAGTATGCAGCAGAAGCTCAGAAGTATGCCGCAGACCTGCAAAATCAGCAGTTCAACACCATCATGAACAACCTGAAGCCGTTTACTCCTCTGGCTGATAAGTATGTCGGCAGCCTCGAGAACTTATCGTCTCTGGAAGGGCAAGGTCAGGCACTTAACCAGTATTACAACTCTCAGCAGTATAAAGACCTTGCAGGTCAGGCTCGCTATCAGAGTCTGGCGGCAGCGGAAGCAACAGGTGGGTTAGGTTCCACCGCAACCAGTAATCAGTTAGCAACAATCGCACCAACGCTTGGTCAGCAATGGCTATCTGGACAAATGAACAACTACCAGAATCTGGCAAATATCGGTCTTGGCGCTCTTCAGGGGCAGGCAAACGCCGGGCAAACATATGCCAACAACATGAGTCAGATTTCACAGCAAAGCGCGGCTCTTGCAGCGGCAAACGCCAACCGACCATCAGCAATGCAATCTGCTATTGGCGGAGGTGCGTCTGGTGCTATTGCTGGGGCCGGACTTGCGAAATTAATTGGCTCATCAACTCCGTGGGGTGCTGGTATCGGTGCTGGTATCGGTCTGCTTGGTTCACTGCTTTATTAAGGGGTAATCAATGGCTACGTGGCAACAGGGTATTAATTCTGGTGGTTTTCTGGCTGGCATTGGTGCGCAAAACGAGAATGCGCCAAAGGCAAAAGACATTAATGCAACGCTTGGCCTGATCCGCGAAAACAATGAACTGGCTCGCTCAGGTGCAAATAACGTTGGCCTGACCGCGTTACGTGGTCTGGCTGGAGTTGCTGATATTTACAATCAGGAACAGCAACAGAAAGCTATTAGTGCGTTCAATAAGGTTCACGCTGATGCATGGGCTTCTGGTGATCCATCGGGACTATTTAAGTTTGCCCAGGAAAATCCAGCGTTTGTTGCACAGGCACAACAGGCGTTTTCTGGTCTTAATGATCAGCAACGCAACGATATGGGCGATTTAGCCATGAGGGCTAACGTCGCTCTTTCTCAGGGACCGGAAGCCTACAGTAAATTCATTACTGACAACAAGGACAGGTTAAATCGCGTGGGGGCGAATGCTGACTGGATGATTCAGACAGGTATCCAGAATCCAGAGCAGCTATCACACATGCTGACTACGATGTCTCTCGGTGCGCTTGGGCCAGAAAAGGCGTTTGCTGTTCAGGACAAGATGGTTGGTCGCCAGCAGGAGCAGCAAAGAATTAACGAAACCATTCGCAATAATGACATGACGAATGCGAGGGCTATTAGGGGGCAGGATCTTTCCTATAAGGCTCAAATGGCAAGACTGAATCACGACAAGTATGTGTTTAAGCAGTCACAGGCGGCCCTTGAAAGAGCAGGACAACTTCAGGATATGGATGTTTTGTCTCTTAACTCACAGATAGCAGCGACGGGAATTGATCCTCTAACCGGTAAAGCTGCAACGTCAGCCAGAATGTCTCAGGCTAAGAGATGGCTTGATGGCAACAATAATTACAACAATGCGTTGATTACTGGTGAGCGAGGGATAGAGAAAATAGATTCTTTGCTTGGTAAGAAGGAGCTTGAAGGTATCGGTCGCTTCGAAGGAAGAAATATAGATGGCTTCACAAGTGCTGAAGGGCTTGCAAACCGTAATGCGATAGAAGAATTAAAGTCGGGTGCGTTTGTCCAGAACGTGCAGACTATGCGAGGTATGGGTAGCCTCTCCAATGCTGAAGGCCAAAAACTGGAAAACCTGATCGCGAAACTCGATATAACACAGCCTGAAGAGGTCGTCAGAAAACAGTTATCTGAAATACGATCTCAATATTCTGTATTTCAAAAGGTTGCAGCAAGGGAGGCTGAATCAATGGGATACAGTTCATCAGGTTATGACACATATGTTAGTGAGCGAAAATCAGGAAGCGACAGCAATAAGTCCGGTTTCTCGTCTTTATGGGGTGATTAATGGCTAAAGCATGGAAAGATGTTATCGCTTCTCCACAGTATCAGGCGTTAACTGAAGAACAGAAAGCACAGGCTCAAGCGCAATATTTTGATGAGGTTGTTGCCCCTAAGGCTGGTGACAAATGGGCTGAAGCAAGAGATCAGTTTTATGCAGCATACCCTCCGCCTCAGCAGCAGAAAGAAGAACCATCATTGATGCAACAAGCTGGCGATTGGCTCACTGGTGGTCAAAGTGCAGGGCAAATTGCAGAGCAGGCTGGTCGTGGTCTGGTAAACATACCATTTGACGTATTGCAGGGTGGCGCAAGTCTGATTAATGCAATCAGCCAGGGGCTTGGTGGCCCCAAGGTTTTGGACGATGTCTATCGTCCAGTAGATCGACCAACAGACCCTTATGCGCAAGCTGGTGAAACAATTGGTGGGTATCTCCTGCCAATTGGCACAGCGGCAAAAGCTGCTGGAGCGCCAGCAAAGCTCGCTGGAGATATCGGTTCCGCAGGAAACATGATTGCAGGTTCTCTTGCTGATGCTGCAAATCAGGAGGGCGACTTTGCACAAAATGCTGCCATTAACGGTGGTATCAATATTGGTGCTCAGGGGATACTTTCTGGGGCTGGAAGGATCTTAACCTCTAAATCACCTCAAGTTCTTGGTGGCGGGGCAATAAATTCCGCTGCTGATGTTTCGAAAATGGCAAAGTCTGGTACAGGAAGAGAGATTATTGCCAGACAGTCAGCTAATGTGTCAGACGAAATAGCAAAAGCAGCAGATACTGCTGGAATAGATATCAACGCATTAACTCCTGGCATGAGATCAGGTAGTCGTGGTCTTGCTCAGGCGGAGGGGATTCTGGCGTCAAAGCCCGGAATTACACAGGATGCACACACCAAAGCATTCAGTGAAATAGAGTCGAAATTTAACTCAGCATTGGATGAGTTTGGGGCTGAAGCAGGAACTGCATCAGAAAAAAGTGCAGCCATAAAACAAAGGGTTTTGGCAAGTATTGATAAAATGAAAAATTCAGAAAAGGCCGCATGGGATAGCGTCCGCTCCACGATGCCTGACGCAAAGGCCAGAATGTCAAACCTGAACGCTACAATTCAGGGTGATATTTTGGCTGGCATGCCGCTAACTCCTGAGATGAAACAATTCGCATCTGCTTATGCTAAAACTGGTAAAAAAGGAATCACGTTTGATGCCATGAAGGCATGGCGAAGTAAACTTGCTGACGCAGAGCAGAAGTATATAAGGTCTGGTGAGGCAAATACGGCAAGGCGCATGGCTGAGCTTCGTGATGCAGCAACGGAAGATATGCGCATAATGGCTCAAAATGGCGGTTTTCTTGATGACTGGCAAAAAGCTAATGATCTGTCAAAGGCAAGATTTACAGCACAAGAACAGGCTGAAGCAGCGTTTGGTAGAGACCTTGCAACTGATCAGTTGGTAACTAATGGATCTAAGGCGTTACAGGGTTCAGCAAAAAGTGGAACAGGTCAGTTCCATAAAATAATAAGCGCCCTACCTGAGTCGGAACGCGCGCCAGCAATTGCATCAATATTACAAGATGCAATGTCGCAAGGGGTACGCGGAGGTAAGTCTGAAGAGGCTGGAATTAAGCATATCGCGACTATTCTTACCCCACAAAACGTGAAGGCAATTAGTCGATATTCTCCAGAACTTGGCAGGATTACAAGTTCATACGGAGAACTTGCACGAGCAGCAACAAAGCCACTTCGATATGTTGAACAGACAGGGCGATCTATGCCAGCCATTAGCACTCTTGAGAATGGCCTTCATCCAGTTTTAGAGAGCGCATTGTCTGGCGCTTTTAGAACTACTGGCACTATCGCAGGGTTCTCTGGAGGAGGCGTTATTGGAGCAATAGCGGGTGGCGCTGCAGGTGGGGCAATTGATGCAATGGCAAAAGGAGCGATAGCGAAATTATCCGCAACTAGAAGCGGTCGTTACGCTATTGAAAAGGCTGTTCAAGAGGCAACAAAGGCAGTTAAGGTTGGGGCAAGTGATGGTGCATTAGCGGCGGCGGAACGCAGATTTATGGCAAATAAGGCCGCCGTAAAAGCAATACGCGAGGCACTAGGAAACGAAGAGTTCCAGCGTTTAGCAAGAGCTGGAATTGTGGCATCGCTAAGCGGAATGGCACAGGAGTAATTAGTCATCCATGGATGGATTGAGCTTATCTCGTGTTGATGTGGCAATTTTCCCAACATTTTTCAACCAAGATTTTAAGAAGGATATGTCGTCCTTAATATCATGAATATCCTCATTCTTTATACGATCAACCTTATCCTCTAAGCTCTCTATAGAACGCTCAATGCTAGACAGAGAGATTTTTAAGTCCCCTTGCTCACGTTCCAGTGAGGATTTGAGAGCACAATATTCGTTTTCTAGAATTCCTATTTTTTTTGTTAGAGAGTGCATTCGATACTCATACACCAAACCAGAAACGACTAATGCAGCCAACAGAAACCATTCAAGCACACCAACCTCCTTAGTTTTGTGCAGGATACCAGATGGTTTGGAGTGAGATAAAGGTTTGTCCACTTTTGGCTATAGCTTTATGTATCCGTGACGGATGTAATTATCACGGATGCATAAAAATTATATTTTAGTGTAATCTCTGATCGTCTGAATCGTGTAAGAACTCCATGAGACTTTGAACCGGAATTGGTTCTATTGATGATAATGTGAACACAGGAATATTGAGACTTTTGCAACGCTCAAACACTCCCTTATCATGAGTCCATACCTCGTCAGCATTAATTGCTCTTGCAATTGCTATTATTTGTCTGTCAAACTTAATTTTGTTTGCTGTACCTTCTGTGCTAATTTTCCTTAATTCTTTTAATGTTGGTATCGATGCGCATTCAATAGCAGCCAACTCATCAAATGATACAGTTTCGAAGCACGATAACGATTTGATAACATTCAGTTTTTCTTGTTGGTAATCTTTATGGATTCCAACTAAAAACTCCGCCAATACAGGAGTTGGAACGATGATTGTCCCGTTCTTGTTATCTATTCGATCAACAAGAGCTTCTGCTCTTCTTTTGGCATCTGGAATCTCAGAACCAAGTATAGGGTCAGATAATCTATAATCGTGTTCTATATCTGATAGTAGGTATACCAGAATATTGGTATCTAAAATTACTCGCAATTTATCTTCCTCAGAGTCCTAAGGATTGAATCAACATCGCGTTCCTCGGACCACTGATCTCCAGGAACTTGCTTGATAGCATTAATAGCATCCTTGAGTGATGATTTTTTGAGCAATACAAATGAAGTTATTTTTAGTTTCTTTAGCTCCCATTTGTTGTTCTTTTTTTCCCAGCACCCATCTCCTTTAACCCTAATATATTTGAATAGATGGGACCCAAGAGCTGCCGCCAAATCAGGGGTTGCCTCGCACTTGAATGTTTCACCGTTGGCTCCCTCAATACGCACAGGTATTGAGTTGTCTTTTCCGCCAACACTGTATAGCCTTCCTTGAACTTCTGACGTTTTTGTTATGAGTAAAGGGATTGGCTCCTTTTTTACTCGCGGGAATGCGATAATGGTTGAGTGGTTTCGTCCGAGTAGTTTCGCTGAAAAACCATCATGCTCCAGTAAATTAACAATTTTTTGATACGCGGGTGATTTCTCTTTGGCTGAGAGAGAGGCCCTTGCTATGACAGCGTTATAACAAATATCATTATCGACCCATGCATTTAAGTCAGCCGATCCTTCACTTACACAGTCGAAGTGAACAGAATCTGCAGAACCGTATAGATCTACGAGAGCAGACATATACTTGACCAACTTAGCCATTGACAGCTGGCCAGGGGTGGTTCCGTCAAGTTTTAATGTGAGTCCATTGCTTTTTTTCATTTGTCATCACGCGAGCCAATATCGATATGGTTAACTATACGTCATAAGCCTATAACTTACTTTTGCTATAAATATTTTTCAGCGTTTCAAAGACCATCTTCTTAACAACGTCAGATTGCTCATCCGCGACTCGCTCAGCTTCGTCTCGATAGCCTACAATTGATGATGGCTTTGAGAGAGCATCCTGAACGATTTGTAATAACTCAGAGTTCATTGACCTTCCGTTAGCCTCGGCTCTTAATTTCAATTTTTCTCTTACTTCCAAAGGCATACGGAAGTTAAAGTGCGGATCATCTCTAGCCATGCCATCACTCCAAGTTAGTATCTCTAACTTTCGTCTTTATTGTTGCCATACATGCATTTCAACTTCTCAACATCATGTTCAAGATCTATCAATCGTGATGCTATAGTTGCAAGGTCTAGTGCTTGAATGTGTTTATTTTTTTCGGTCCATGCTTCAAGTGCAGCGACCATCTCAGCATTTAATGAACGAGAATTAGCCTCAGCCAGTTCAATAAGACGTTCCTTTATCTCTACAGGAAGCCTCAGATTCACTTGAGGGTTTTTGTACTTACGATCAGACATCGGCACACCCTGAATAATTTTTTACCACAGGATATGTAGGTGTCTATTGACTATCAATGCGTACCTAAATACTATGTATGCGTACCACATACAGCGGAGGATGCAATGAAGGTAAAAACACTGCGTATGCCAGAGAAGTTAGAAAAAATCCTTGAAGAGAAAGCAAAGGAAGAGTGTCGATCGTTTAGCGCAGAAGTAATTAAACGGGTGCTGGACAGCTTGAAGAGAGAGGGGGTGATGGTATGAGTAAAGAATGTTGTTTCTGCGGCATTAGCGAATCAGACACTGATCAAACATACATTTACTCTAAAGAAACAGGTCGGATGCTGTGTAGTGACTGCGTGTTGGACATCATAAGATACAAGCATCTTGGATGTTCTGCCAGCATTAGCAATATAGGTGAAGTATACGAAGGGAAAGATATAACTGATAGAGCAGAAAGTTGAAGCCCCAACTGCTGGAACAGTCAGGGCTTCGGTATCGTAAAACCACGCATAGGAATTAACGACATGACGAGTGTAGCAATTGCAGAACATACAATCAACGTTCCATTCCACGGAACAAATCTCTTTTTGGTCAGCATTAACAATGAACCTTACGTTCCTATGAAACCCGTTGTAGAAGGCATGGGTATGGTTTGGGCTGCTCAATTTGTTAAATTAAAACAGAGATTTGTCAAAGGTATTTCGGAAATCGAAATACCTTCTGCTGGCGGTAAACAGTTAATGATATGCCTTGCCTTTCGTAAGTTTGCGGCTTGGCTTTCAAGCATTCAGCCAAACAAAGTCCGTCCTGAAATCCGCGACAAGGGTAAGCGTACAGCCTGAACCGTCTGGTCAGAATCTGACAAATTAGACAAAGTGGTGTCCACCAAATAAGTAGTGGGAACCAAAGTGTCAGATATGCAGAAAAATGTGACTCCCGGCAGGCGAAAAGGCTGCCCTAATTATCCTCCCGAATTTAAACAGCAGCTCGTTGCTGCCTCCTGTGAACCCGGGATATCCATCTCAAAACTTGCTCTTGAAAATGGCATTAACGCCAATCTGTTGTTCAAATGGCGACAACAATGGCGCGAGGGAAAGCTGCTATTACCTTCTTCAGAGAGCCCCCAGCTACTTCCTGTGACTCTCGATGCAGCTGCCGAACAGCCAGAATCGCTCGCAGAGGACCCGGAAACCCTCAGTATCAGCTGTGAGGTAACGTTCCGGCACGGGACGCTCCGCTTCAATGGCAATGTCAGCGAAAAGCTCCTGACTCTGCTGATACAGGAACTGAAGCGATGATCCCGTTACCTTCCGGGACCAAAATTTGGCTGGTTGCCGGTATCACCGATATGAGAAATGGCTTCAACGGCCTGGCTGCGAAAGTACAAACGGCGCTGAAAGACGATCCCATGTCCGGCCATGTTTTCATTTTCCGGGGCCGCAGCGGCAGTCAGGTTAAACTGCTGTGGTCCACCGGTGACGGACTGTGCCTCCTGACCAAACGGCTGGAGCGTGGGCGCTTCGCCTGGCCGTCAGCCCGTGATGGCAAAGTGTTCCTTACGCAGGCGCAGCTGGCGATGCTGCTGGAAGGTATCGACTGGCGACAGCCCAAGCGGTTGCTGACCTCCCTGACCATGCTGTAAATCTCTTTATCCTGGTTGTCACAGAATAAGCCCGGTAAAATACGGGCTTATGAACGACATCTCTTCTGACGACATCTTCCTGCTGAAACAGCGCCTGGCCGAACAGGAAGCGCTGATCCACGCCCTGCAGGAAAAGCTGAGCAACCGGGAGCGCGAAATAGACCATCTGCAGGCGCAGCTGGATAAACTCCGCCGGATGAACTTCGGCAGTCGTTCCGAAAAAGTCTCCCGCCGTATCGCACAAATGGAAGCCGATCTGAACCGGCTTCAGAAAGAGAGCGATACGCTGACTGGTAGGGTGTATGACCCGGCTGTACAGCGTCCGTTGCGTCAGACCCGCACCCGTAAGCCGTTCCCTGAATCACTACCCCGTGACGAAAAGCGACTGTTGCCTGCGGCGCCGTGCTGCCCGAACTGCGGCGGTTCACTGAGCTATCTGGGCGAGGATACCGCCGAACAGCTGGAGTTGATGCGTAGTGCCTTCCGGGTTATCCGGACGGTACGGGAAAAACATGCCTGTACTCAGTGCGATGCCATCGTGCAGGCACCTGCACCTTCGCGGCCCATCGAGCGGGGTATCGCCGGACCGGGGCTGCTGGCCCGCGTGCTGACCTCGAAGTATGCAGAGCACACCCCGCTGTATCGCCAGTCAGAAATATACGGCCGGCAAGGTGTGGAGCTGAGCCGTTCACTGCTGTCGGGCTGGGTGGATGCATGCTGCCGGCTGCTGTCTCCGCTGGAAGAGGCGCTTCATGGCTATGTCATGACTGACGGCAAACTCCATGCCGATGATACCCCGGTCCAGGTACTGCTGCCGGGTAATAAGAAGACGAAGACCGGGCGGTTGTGGGCGTATGTTCGTGATGACCGCAATGCCGGGTCAGCGTTGGCACCTGCAGTGTGGTTCGCTTACAGCCCGGACAGAAAAGGCATCCATCCGCAGACTCATCTTGCCTGCTTCAGCGGTGTGCTGCAAGCGGATGCGTACGCCGGGTTCAACGAGCTGTATCGCAATGGTGGGATAACGGAAGCTGCCTGCTGGGCTCATGCCCGCCGAAAGATCCACGATGTGCACGTCCGCATCCCGTCAGCACTGACGGAAGAAGCCCTGGAGCAGATCGGTCAGTTGTACGCCATAGAGGCGGATATAAGGGGAATGCCGGCAGAGCAGCGGCTTGCTGAACGTCAGCGAAAAACGAAACCGCTGTTGAAATCCCTGGAAAGCTGGTTGCGTGAAAAGATGAAAACCCTGTCGCGACACTCAGAACTGGCGAAAGCGTTCGCATACGCCCTGAACCAGTGGCCGGCGCTGACGTACTATGCAGATGATGGCTGGGCTGAGGCGGACAATAACATCGCTGAAAATGCGTTGCGGATGGTCAGTCTGGGCCGCAAAAACTACCTGTTCTTCGGTTCGGATCATGGAGGAGAGCGGGGAGCGCTGCTGTACAGCCTGATCGGGACGTGCAAACTGAACGGAGTGGAGCCAGAAAGCTACCTCCGCTATGTCCTTGACGTCATAGCCGACTGGCCGATAAACCGGGTCGGCGAACTGCTCCCCTGGCGCGTAGCACTGCCGACTGAATAACACATCCCCGTCAATACGGTTCTTGCTGCACGCTTACCGACAAGGTAATCCAGTATCAGGAAGAGTGTGACGATGTGCTCTACGAGTACTGGACTAAAGGTCATGTAGTTAACCCACGCAAAGCTAAAAAAGCGTTGCCGGGTAAAATCACCACTGAACAGCAGGAAGCCATTAAACAACTCGTCATGAGTCGCGGTCAGTCTCTACCAAAAGAAAAACAGGCTAAGGCGATGATCACCATGTGGTCGTCACTGAAATCTCATTTTGGGTGTTCATACAAAGAAATCAGTGAGGAGCAGTTTACCGAAGCACTGTCACTTGCTGCTCGCGTTCCGCTCGAAGGTGAGTTCATCGGCAAACAAGAGAAGAAAACCAACGAGCTTTCTGCAAAAGAAGCAAACAGCCTTGTATGGTTATGGGATTATGCCAACCGCTCACAGGCATTATTCCGCGAACTGTATCCGGCGCTAAAACAAATTCAATCGAACTATTCCGGCAGATGTCATGACTGCGGTTATGAGTTCTCCCGTATTATCGATATGGCGAGAGATGTTTTAATCAACCACACACGAGATGTTGATATCAATGAGCCAGACGGACCAACGAATCTTTCCGCATGGATGAGACTTAAGAATAAAGAATTACCTCCTTCAGTACATAACTACTGACAGATAACCAACGCAACGACCCAGCTTCGGCTGGGTTTTTTTATGCCCAAAATTCATCGTAGCCATGCTTCGGTGATTCCTTGTATCTGGAGCAAATTAAATGACAGACATTACAGCCAATGTTGTAGTGAGCATGCCTTCGCAACTCTTTACTATGGCTCGTTCTTTTAAAGCCGTAGCTAATGGCAAAATTTATATCGGAAAAATTGACACTGATCCGGTAAATCCTGAAAACCAGATCCAGGTTTATGTAGAGAATGAAGACGGTTCTCACGTTCCTGTTTCGCAACCAATCATCATTAACGCTGCTGGTTACCCGGTATATAACGGGCAGATTGCCAAGTTCGTAACTGTGCAAGGTCATTCGATGGCTGTTTATGATGCATATGGTGCACAGCAGTTTTATTTTCCTAATGTGCTGAAGTATGATCCTGATCAGTTATCTATAAAACTATCAAGTAATATTGGATACAAATACATTGGAATGGTAGAGAGCGCTAACTCCCTTAAAGATATACAAGGAATGTCGATATCTGATAAATTATATTTAAAATCATACGTATCCGGACTCGAACTTGGTGGTGGGTTTGTTGTAGCTGTAGACAAGTCAATTGCAGTTGATAACGTAATGGTTTTAGAAGGTAACGGTGTAAATTGGAAGAGAATAAACCCAAGCCTTGAGTTTTCTGTATATGACGCTGGTTACAGCGGCGCTGGGGATATTGCATTATTTATTAATAAAATAAACTCTCTAGGTTATGATTGCGTTGTCCCATGTAGTGGAGAATTCTCGTCTTTAATTGATATTGATTTCGCGAAGGGTGGGTTAAGAGGAACGAATAAATGCGTTTTAACTGAGATTAATGGGATATCAGGTGATTATGCAATTAGGTTAAGTAACTCTAATATTTCTTATGATAATAGGGATGAAATAAATGCAACATCAATTTTAGATGGCATATCTTTTAAGATGCTAGGATCTAAAAAGATTTTACTTGGAGGTATTGGCGCTGGTGAATTATCAGAGTTAAGAATAAGTAATTCTTCATTCATATCATCTGCTGGAATTGAGTTTCTTGATAATTCATATAGAATTTTATTTGACAAAGTAACAATATCAAGATGTCTAAACAACACAATTATATTTAATTCTCCATCAAACTCAGGCGAGGTAATGACATTTAATAATTGTTGGGTTGTTGATAATGGAGGTCCATTGACAATTAGAAATGGTCAATTTATTTTTAACTGTTGCTCTATGCCAGCAGGTAAGAAAGAAGGTTATTTTGATTCTACTGTTTTTATTGAAGATAACGCAACCGTTGTTTACTCAAGTGGAAATATTGAGTTTCAGCCAGGTCAAAGCTTTGTGGCGTTCTCTGCATCTGGAAGCACAAGAATAAGCATTAAAGATACAACGCTACTTACTCCCTCTGGATATAGTTCAGTTCCGTTTGTTGTAAATGATGATTCAGTACTTTCATTAACAAATTGCTCATTGCCTTTATTTGACCAAATGGATTTGGCGACAGGATCAGCAACTAGACAGGTAGTTGGAGGTAATAGTAAAAAAATAATGTCATATGGATGCTATCCACGATCTGGATTTATAACAACTCAGTGGGATAAAGGGAACATAGTTAGTCCATACATAAATTCGCTATCAAATGGAAGTGGACAGTTTTTAAACTACTCTAACTGGAGCCTTCAACAAACTGGTTCAGGTGTTGTTACAGCAGGAACGGATTCTGATGTTCCAAATGATATTATGTTTTCCAGGTCTTTGTATGTAGCAATACCATCTATAGGAGCATCTGCAAAATTTTATCAGGAGTGCTCAGACTGCTCACCAGGACGATATTTCCAGTTAGGTTTTTGGGCTAAGAATCAAGTGACAACAATCTCTGGTATTGAGTTTTTTGATAAAGAAGGGAACTCTGTTCAGGGAAAAGCAACATTTACAATTCCACTAGGATCCACATGGAATTTCTACGCATTAATAGATATTGTTCCTCCTGGAGCAAGCAAGGTTAGGATTGATTTTGATGTTTCCGGTGAAGCAGGCTCTCTTCATTTGCATAATGTTATTTATGGGCTGATTTGAAGATTTCACATCTAATGTGACCAAACTTAGACAAAACAAAGCCTTGTCTGGATTGCAAAGCTTTGTGCTCTTCGATAATGGTAAAGGTGGGTCACTCCACCTTTTCATCAAGCCAGTCCGCCCACCACTGCATCATTTCTCTGCGCTTATCGAGATACTGAGCATGGTTGTAAATACCGCGCACAGATCCGCCGTTGGCATGTGCCAGCTGCACTTCAATAGCGTCAGCAGGCCATTCGTGCTCGTTCATAATCGTGCTGAATTCATGCCTGAATCCGTGACCGCTTTCCAGACCTTCATAGCCGATTTGTTTGATCACAAGCAATACCGCGTTCTCGCAGATTGGCTTCTTCTTATCGTTGCGCCCGGCAAAAACAAACTCTGATACTGGTTTGGTGATTGAGCTTAGCGTAGTGAGAAGTTCAACCACCTGGTCTGACATAGGAACAACATGAATCTTGCGGCCCTTCATCACACTGGCGTCGATGGTGATAATCCTGTTTTCAAAATCGACGTTCTTCCATTGCATGGAACGAAGCTCTTTCGTTCTTAGGGCTGTGTAGCGTAAAACTTTGGTCGCAATGAGCGATACGATGCTTCCTGAAAATGTTGCCAGTGCTTTGTTGAATGCAGGGATCTGGTCTGCTGGAAGAAACGGGAAGTTCTTCTTGCGGTATCCTTTCATGGCGTCTGCAAGGTCAGGTGCCGGGTTATATTTAGCCCTTCCGGTGACAATAGCGTAACGGAAAACCTCGCCGCATCTTCTGCGGGCTTTGTTGGCTCGCTCCATTGCACCGCGATCTTCAAATCTGCGGATTACTTCCAACAGTTGCATCGGCTCAATATCCTGAATTTCAAGGCTGCCGATGATGGGTAAAATGTCGTCATCAAACATTTTGGCAAGTTCAGTTGCATAGCCTACTGACCAGACTTGCTTCTTGTGCTCGTACCATTCCTTGTAAATCGCACTAAATGAATTGTTGTTAGACGAAGCCTTTTTCGCTTTTACCGGATCGATGCCAACCGAGATGTCTTTCCTCGCGGTCCATGCTTTATCTCTTGCCTCCTGCAAAGTCATAAGCGGATATTTTCCTACGGTCAGGATTTTCTCCTTACCGTCAATCTTGTAGCGAAGCTGCCATACCTTTTTCCCGGATACAGGGACATAAAGGTACAGGCCATTACCATCGAGAAGGCGGTATGGTTTTTCTTTCGGCTTTGCTGCTTCAATCTGCTTAACGGTGAGCATGGGTAAAAATCCGGTGGGTAAAATTATTTTATCCACTTTTTACCCGTCATGGAGTGCGGCTGTCAACGATCTGACGCGAACCATGACGAACCGTGAATATACGGAAGGATTGATATTCAGGGGATTTTGCGGACTGGTACGGATGGGAGCGAACTGATAAATGGTGTCCCCTGCAGGAATCGAACCTGCAATTAGCCCTTAGGAGGGGCTCGTTATATCCATTTAACTAAGAGGACAATGCGGCATGAGTATACCCGCTAATGGAGTGCGGGGTAAGTACGCTGCCGCTCGATTGCTTAAACCCTCGCCATTTATGCCGGGTTTTTATCATTTTTCTTAATGTTTTCCGCACGTTCTGCTTTTTGGCGTGCTTCTGCTTTACGCTTGTTGCTCATGTCGTTACGAATCTGTGCATGACTCATTAACGCGAAGATAAAGGTGCCGCCGCAGATGTTCCCCGCTAAAGTAGGTAGTGCGAAGGGCCAGATGAAATCGCTCCAGTGCAGCGTACCGTTAAACACCAGATAGAGGATTTCAACAGAACCGACCACGATATGGGTGGTGTCACCCAGGGCAATAAGCCAGGTCATCAATATAATCACCACAATCTTTGCCGCACCTGCTGCAGGAAACATCCATACCATAGTGGCGATCAGCCAGCCGGAAATGATCGCGTTGGCAAACATCTCGCTGGGGGTGTTCTTCATCACATCCATGCCGATTTTGACAAATGCATCGCGAGTTTCTTCATTGAAGATAGGCATATATTCAAATGCCCATGCAGCAATACCTGTCCCGAGAATATTACCCAGCAGCACGACGCCCCATAATCGCATAAGTAAGCCGACGTTGCTCATTGTCGGTTTTTGCATGACGGGTAGTACCGCAGTCACGGTGTTTTCGGTAAATAATTGCTGGCGGGCCATAATGACGATAATAAAACCAAAGGTATAACCGAGATTCTCCAGTAAGAAGCTGCCCGGCACACCTTCCAGTTCGACATGAAATATCCCTTTTGCCAGTAACGAAGCGCCCATCGACAGACCCGCCGCAATGGCTGACCACAGTAGCGCCATTGCGTCGCGTTCCAGCTCTTTTTCACCATCCTGGCGGATATGCTCATGAATTGCCATCGCCCGGGAGGGGAGTCGGTCTTCATCTATTTCTATTTTTTTGCCGCGCTCTTTTTCTTCGCTCTCAACTTCAATTTCGTCGCTGTGTTGATCAATTTTGTCGTTGTCCAT